CCCCAGACCCAAAGTATTCCCTATCGGAAAAACAGGTAGCGGAGATAATGCGGAGAACATCCGCCAACAAAAAGGAAGGCAGGGGCTTTTCTCCGACATTTCTCCAACCATAGATGCTCACTATTACAAAGGCGGGAACTCTCGCCCTTATGTAGTTGAGACATGGAGCCGTAGAGATAAAGCAATGCGTACTTATGATGAGGGAATAGTTCCAACACTCTTAGTCCAGATGGGTACAGGCGGTGGCAATGTTCCTTTTGTGCGCCCTGTCCTAGATGTAGCCCGAGTAAATAAGAGTCCGAATGGTCGGATGATAAAAGATGACGGCGACCCTATGTATACGATTACCGCTCAAGATAGACACGGAGTTCAAATCGGAGACGAGGAGAACTTTGGAATCCGCAAACTAACACCTCTTGAGTGTGAGCGCTTGCAAGGATTACCCGATGGATGGACAGAGTTTTATGCAGACGGGTCAAGAGTTCCAGATACACAGCGCTATGAAAGATGTGGGCGCACAATCACAATTCCAGTAGTTGAGGCAATGGGGAGAAAATTACATGAGTTCTACTGAGCCATTTTCATTTGACACGATTACAGACTTTGATGACCATATTGCTAAGTCCATCCCAAATTACCATCTGTTGAATGATTCAGTTCGAGACTTGGCTACCTTCTATGCAAAGGAAGATTTCAGCATAGTTGATTTAGGATGCTCAACGGGCAAACTTCTTGAGTCCATTCCATTTGATGGAACAAAACTAGGAATTGATATTTCTGGCAACCTGCTACCTGATAGCCATGATGAAGTTCAGTATGTGCAAAAGGATTTACGCTCATTCAAGAATCTGGGCAAAACTCCATCCTTGGTTATCTCCCTCTTTACGCTTCAGTTCCTCCCATTGGCAGACCGACCTAATATCTTGAGCCTTATCTATGATGAGTTGGCTGAGGGTGGCGCGTTTATCTGGGCTGAGAAGGTGCATGAGCCTGAAGGTGAATTAGAGAGAATTATGAATTCCGCTTACTACGATTTCAAACGACTTCATTTCAGCGCATCTGAGATTATGAAGAAGGAAAGAGACCTTCGCCCTATCATGCAAACCAATACTTCAATCCGTAACCTTACGATGGCTGAGAACGCTGGCTTCACAGTTGGCACGATGTTCTGGAAGTTTTACAATTTTGAGGCTTGGCTCTTTGTTAAATGAAAGCCAATATCCAGACGGGAAACATTCAAAGCGTAACTATCAGTTCGCTCACCGCCTACCCTACTAATCCAAGACGAGGAGACATAGATGCCATTGCATTATCGCTTACTGCTCATGGTCAATATCGCCCTATCGTGGTTCAAACGAGTACCAAGTTTGTTCTCGCAGGTAATCACACTCTTAAAGCGGCTAAGAAACTTGGTTGGAAAAAGATAAAGGCAGTTCTCGTTGATGTAGACGATGACACAGCCAAGAAGATTGTTTTAGCCGATAACCGCCTAACTGACCTTGCTGGATATAACGAGCCACTTCTCAAAAGCCTGTTGCAAGCGCTCCCTGAGTTGGATGGCACGGGATTCACACAGTCCGAGGTGGATACGCTTGACCGCCTCATATCAGGTGACCAAAAGGAACCTTTGGGAACCTCTGGGAACCTTAAGGATGACCCCGAAGTAAAGATAGCGGCGTGGAAGTTCTCAGTTGAGCAAGATGCCTACGATGCGTGGAAAGAGCAACTTTACGAGGAGTTCGGTAAAACCAAGAGCAAAGCCAACGCAGGGATTAAACAGCGCCTAGGATTTCCAGAGCGAATCATGGAGAAGCCAGAACGAATTGAGGAGCGCTCCGAGAGTTCGCCCGAAGATGTAGAAACCGTATCGGTAAATGAAATCCTTGCTCACCCCTTGAACCCGCGTGAGGGTGATATTGGAGCAATCATTGATTCACTCTCAACCATGGGGCAGTACAGACCGATTGTGGTCAATCGCCCTACGAAACATTGCGTATCAGGAAATCACACACTTCAAGCGGCAGTTCAACTTGGCTGGGAAAAGATAGCCGTACATTGGATTGAGGTAGACGATGTAGAGGAAATCAAAATCCTCATCGTGGATAACCGAACTTCAGACCTTGCCACCTATGACTCTCAAGAACTAAATAAGTTACTGACCAGTACAAGTACCAAAGGAACGGGATTCTCTAGGGAAGAAGTTGCCGAGATTCTTTCAGGAGGAAAGACCAAGCCTGGGCATATTCCAATTGGTCGAACAAACATCCGAGTGGGCAATCATTCGATGAGAGTTCACACCGAGGATTTGAACACATGGGCTAACACCATATACGGCTGGACTGACATAGCCGAGTTATTACAGATACCATTAGAAGCGTGTACAACCGAGGTAGAATAAGCCAATGGCATCAACAGTAGTTAAGAAGCAACCCGCAAAGACACCTGCCAAAAAATCGGCTGGGCGACCTACAGCGCTCCTTGAAGAAGTTAAAGAGCAGTCGCTCCTTGACTACATTCGAATTGGAACGCCTGTTCGAAAGGCAGTTACCGCTTCAGGGATAGCGGAAAAGACTTTCTATAACTGGATGAGTCGAGGATTGGCTGAAAGAGAACGCCAAGCGCTAGTGCCAAACGCAAAAGATAATCCCACCGAAGTTATATTTCTACAATTTTTACAGCGAGTTGAACAGGCTAGAGCAGAAGCAATTACTAAAAAGGTTGCAGTTATCGCAAAGAGCGGTAACGATGGAGATTGGAGAGCGGCTGCATGGTGGCTTGAGCGCCAAGTACCAGAGGAGTTCGGCAAGACAGATAGATTTGAAATTGGCGGAACCAACGGTGAAGCGATTAAGGTACAGATTGAAATGGGCGATTTAGAAGATAAGATAGCGAAAGTCTTAGCGATTCGAAAGAGGTAAACAATGGGTGAACGGCTCGTAGACCTCGTTCTCAATGCCACGCCCGAGGAGAGAACAAAGATTTATCTCTCGCTTACCGATGACGAGAAAAATGCGTTAGGTGTAATTCTTGATGCTGAGATAGAAAACCCATGGGCAAGATATGAGAATGACCCAATTGGATTTATTGAAGATGGGTTAGGCGAAACACTTTGGTCTAAACAGCGCGAGATTCTCGAATCCATCATTCACAATAAAAGAACTACAGTTCCCGCTTGTCACGCTCCTGGGAAATCTCACTTAGCGGCGAGAGCCGTTGCATGGTGGATTTCAGTTCACCCGCCTGGCACCGCTATGGCTATCACTACAGCATCAACATTCAAGCAGGTTCGAAACATCATGTGGGCAAACATCCGCCGAGTTCACATTGCAAATCAACTTCCTGGGGAAATTCTTACGACTGAATGGAAAATGGATGACACCGTAGTTGCCTACGGTTTTCGCCCAGCCGATAATAACGAAGCGGCAGTTCAAGGTATCCACGCACCGCATTTGCTCGTAGTAGTAGATGAAGCGGGTGGTATCTCGGACAAGATTGGCTCAGCCCTTGAAGCGCTTATGACGGGTGGACACACACGCCTCCTAGTATTGGGTAACCCACCGACAGACCAAGAGCAGACATGGTTCGAGCGCATCTGCAATTCGCCTATCTATGCAAACATCCCTATTGGGGCTTACGACACCCCTAACTTTACGGGCGAGGAAACTGGTCAATGTCGCAGTTGCCCGCCCCATGTAGAGGCTCACGCAGTCGCTACGCACCTAGTAGACCAGAGTTGGGTGGATGATGTAATCGGGGAATTCGGAGAAGATTCTCCATTCGTTGAAGCCCGTGTAAATGCCCGATTCCCACAAACGGGAACAGGAAAAGTCATTCCCTACCATTGGGCAGAACAGGCAACACAGAACGAAGATTATCTCGAATCCAGCGTTATCCGTCTCGGGGTGGATATTGCATCCGATGGCGGGGATGAATTCGTAATTGCAAAAGCAGATGGATACAAAGTTTCAATCACGCATCGCTCATCTGGCAAGGCTAATGCGAACGCCGTTGATGTCGCAGGTGTGATTATTGGTGAGATTGAAAAAGCCGTAGCAGAACATAAGAGCAGAGCCGTACCAGATATGGTACGAGTCAAGATTGACACGATTGGCGTGGGATGGGGAGTTGTCTCATTATTGGATAGATGGGTAAAAGAGCGACAGTTGAAAGCCTTGGTTATCGGGGTCAATGTGGCAGAGCGACCTAAAGACCAAGCCAAGTTCAAGAATCAACGCGCTGAGATGTGGTGGAATACCCGAGCGATGCTCCAACCTAAAGAGGAAAAGCAAGAGATTCGCCTAGATGTAGACCGCGCTGTACTGGCTCAGTTAGCAGGTCCAACATTCAAATCGGATTCATCGGGTCGTATCTTGATTGAATCAAAGGTGGACATGAAGAAGCGAGGAGTTCATTCACCTGACCGCGCTGAAGCGATTCTCCTAGCGCTATACGAAAATAAAACCGTACATGAGCCAATCTCTCCTTTATCGTTTACCCAGTCGAATCCGTGGACACTATGAAGAATTCAGATTGGGATTTAGACTTTCGTTTTGGTCAAGATGGTGAGCAGTATGTGGCTCACCTTGTCGAAACAGTTGAGGTCAAAACCGATAGGCGCTGGAAAGAAACAGGAAATTTATACATTGAGATTTATTGCTATTCGACCAATACACAGGGCTGGTATCCGTCTGGATTATTGGCTACCAAGGCATCGCATTGGGCATTTAACCTAGAGGGAACAGTTCTCATTGTGCCAGTTGTAGTTCTCAAAGATGCTTGCACTAGATTCGGTAGAAGGATAAATTGCGAAATTCCACCAAACCATTCAACAGGGTTTTTAATCACAGTTGATAATCTGATGGAATCTACGAAAACTTATCTTTCGCAATCATCACCTGATGAGCCATGCTCGGAGCAGTAGTAATACATTTTATGTTCTGGAACTTTGCAATGAGGACATGATTTTTCCTCATCCACAACAATTACCTGAGCATCCGTGTATTCCTTATCGCAGTTTAAGCAACAAGCAAGGCGCTCTGACCAGTCACGAATCCAGCGCTCATGGCGCTCTTTCCGCATTTTCTCCAGAACACCGCTCATGCTAGAACCGATTCTGGCTGGATGTCATAGACGGATTCAAAGAGCAGTTGCCCATCTGACCAATCTGCCCAATTTCCATCGCTTCGGATTGTGATGTCATCGCCAAAGATTTTCTTAGCGAGGATGAGAGATGCAGTTACCGCCGTGTCGTATGGTCGCTGACCAGTCTTGCAGAAATCATCTCCCTCATTTTCAAGGTCAATGGCAAAAGTCTCATAGGCTAGATTCCCGACACCATTGAAACTTAGATAACCTGCCTCGTAAACTTCTTCACCGATAGCGATTCCCGCTT